GAAGGCTTGGGGTAAACAAAAGTGGCGAACCAAAAGTGGTAAACCTAGTACACAAGGGCCAAAAGCAACAGGCGAGCGTTACTTACCTGAAAAAGCAATTAAGGCTCTTTCGCCCTCTGAATACGCCCGTTCTACGGCTGCTAAACGAAAAGCAACTAGAAAAGGTAAACAAGTATCTAAACAGCCAAAGAAGATTGCAAGAAAGACGAGAGCTTATAGAAAGGTCACATAAATGGCAGTAGTAGTTCCAGACATACCGGACCTGTTTGAAGAGGCGTACGCAAGAGCAGGGTTAGAATTAAGAACAGGTAACGATTTAAGAAATGCTAGACGTAGTTTTAATTTATTAACTATGGAATGGCAGAACAGAGGCCTTAACCTTTGGACAATATCATCTGGCACATTGTCACTCAGTTCTGGTACAGCAACATACACCATGCCTACAGATACAGTAGATATACTAGAGCATCAGATAAGAACAGGAACAGGAACAAATCAGGTAGACACAAATCTTACAAGGATAAGTGTTTCAACTTATGCACAGCAAAGCGCAAAGAACACACAGGGAAAGCCTACACAAATATTTGTACAAAGACTTGCTGACTCTGTAACAGTTACAATGTGGCCTGTGCCAGATAGTGCAGATACATACACTTTATCTTTTTTTAGAATTGTGGGAATAGATGGGATTTCATCGGGTATTGATGGGACAACGACATCTTTTGTGCCACCAAGATTTGCACCATGCCTTGTATCTGGATTAGCGTATTACATTGCTATGAAGAGACCAGAGGTTGCAAATAGAGTTGCTCCTTTAAAACAAGAGTACGAGTTTCAGTTTGAGTTAGCGGCAGGAGAAGATCAAGACAGCTCATCTGCTAGATTTGTTCCTTACAATACATTTTATGGAGGTTAAAATTGCCAAGTAAAGTAACTAGAATAAGAAAAGATAGAGTTGGTCCAGCAAAAATAGGGCAGTTTAAAAATTTAGCTAACGCAGCTAGATCAGGCGCAATTAGTAAAGCAGAGGCTCAAAAGAAAATTAGAGAATTAGTTTTAGCTAAGAAAAAAGGTGGAAAATTAGAAGCTGCAAAGAAAAAAATTACTGATCCTGATTATAATGTAATGTCTGGTAGAAAAGGTAATATTAACCAGAAAAAAGCTGAAAGCATGGGCAAAAAGGGAAGAAGAGCAGGTAAAGTAGAAAAAGCTATTTTAGGCACAATTGCTGTGACACCACAAGCAAGACTCATAAAAGGAGCCGGTCAAGTTGCAAAAAGAGTTATAAAGACCGCAAAAGATGTAGGTGCCGCAACAACAGGAACAGCTAAAACACAGCCACAAAGAGGCGGTCAATACAGAATGGTTCCAAAGAAAAAAGGTAAAGGTAAAACAATTAGTGGCATAAGCAAAAGATCCTCACAAACAGCACAAGGATTAAGGAAGACACCAAAGCCTACACTTAGCGCTTTAGGCGTTGCAGGATCTAAGCCTAAGAAAAAAACAACCACACCTACACCTAAGCCAAGACCAATGATGACTAAGCCAAAGCCAAGACCTAAATCTATAGGTAAGAAAAAAATGTTTATGAAAGAAGGTAGTGGTATATCTGGTAAAGACATGAGAAAAGCACCTGATTCAAAGGTCGAATTTCAATCTAAAGTTATGAAGAGGAAAAAATAATGGCTGTCAAAAAGAAAAAAATAAAAACAGGCGGTATGACTCTTGAAGAAGCTAAGAGAAAAATAAATGACCCTAATTATAATGTCATGTCTGGCAGAATAGAAAAAGACAAAAATGTACAGACCGGGCCTAACAAAAGAAGAATAACAAAAGAAGACATGATGAATATTGGTATGGGTGTATTGCCATTTTCAAGAATACCAAAATTTTTAAGTAGAATACCACAGATGTTAAAACCATCTCAGAGATTCCAAAAACTCGTAACTAATACGCAAAGAACTAAAACGCAGCCATTGCCAAAGCCTAGACCAAAAAGTCTAAGGTCTACAGCGGTAACGAAGCCAAGAGCAACGCAATTAAAAAAACCTAGCACGGCAGTGACGTCTAGATCTAATGTATCTCGCATGTCACCAACAAATGCTAAAAGATTTCAGCAAATGGTTAATAGAGCTGTTTTAACTTCAGGTATTTCAGAGTTAGTAAAGCCAAAAAAATCTGTTGCGGACACTAAGCCTAAAACAAAAAAGACTAAAGGCGTTATTACAGGCCCAGAATTAAATTTACCTAAAAAGAAAAAAGAATCAAAAGTTGCTCCAAAAAAAGCTCCTGTAAAAAAGAAAAGAAGTAATATCGTGGGTTCTTCAACTTACGATGCTCAGTTCACTTATGATAATTTAGTAAAAAGAGGTGGTAAAAAGTTTGCAAAAGCTAGAATGTCACCAGAAAATTACGCAAAAGTTAAAAAGAAAGCAGGAGGTGGCGCTATGAAAAAAACTATGAAAATGACAGGTGGAGGTTCGTTAAAGGCTGTTCCAGAGGGTAATAAAGGCAAAGGTCTTAGTAAATTACCTACAGAAGTTAGAAATAAAATGGGATATATGAAAAAAGGCGGCAAGCTAACTTCTAATAAAGCAAAAATTAATAAAGTTACAACTGGACTAAGAAAAGCAGTAAAAGCTCATACAGGCCAAGCAAAAATGTTATCGTCCATAAAATTAAATAAAGGCGGCAAAGTAATTAAAATGCGTGGTGGAGGAGCTGCTACAAAAGGACTTAGATTTAATAGAGGTTACTAGTTGTCGAGATTAATATGCAATTTACCTGCTGTTCAAGTGTGGGTTAGAAAAGAATATTTACGTGATCATGAAGACGGACATGGTAAATTTGTAAAAGGTATATGGGTTTCTTGCAAATCTTTACCCGGCAGAGCTTTTTATTTTGAAACATATTTACCAGAATATGGTGCCATGTTTGATAAGTTACCTATAAGTGCGTTTGTTAGTGAGCCAAAAACTCCAGAACCAGATTTAGATTTGTATAATTTACAGTTTTGGAATTGTATGGATTACAATGTAACTTGTATACAAAAACAGTTTATAGGTTCAATGACTTACGAAATATATACAAGAGATGCAGGGAATATAAAAGGGAGTTATATAGCTACATTAGATAATTATCATGGAGATATAGACACTGTTGACTTTAGCACCAGCGAAACACCTCAAGAGCATAAATCCCATAACTTATTAGAGTTAGAAAATGGTCAGTTTTGTTTGTATCCAAATAACAGAACTAGAATATATGATAATAGTTTGACACCTGATAAACCTTTGACACCTGATTTTTTAGTTAGCACTGATTATTATCAAGTTGAAAATGAAGGCAAGTTAGATAGATTTGGTGATAGTGACGAATATTTTTATAAAACTAAGAAAGAGAAGTAATGCCTTACTCAGTTGGTAAATATGCATTTGGTATATGTGATAAGACAGGATTTAGATATCCGCTTAGGGAACTAATACCAGAGATTAGAAACGGCTCTAAAACAGGGTTGATGGTTGGATATGATGTAGTTGATCCAGATCATCCACAGAATCATTTAGGTAGAATAAAAGTAGATGATGAGCAATCACTTCTTAATGCAAGGCCAGATAGAGTAGAGCCTGCTACAGAAAGACTGTTGTTGGTTAACCCTTTTACAACTGCGGCAGCAGACAGCGGCAGTACTGTAGTTACTGTTACTGAAAAGGATCATGGCAGATCTACATCAGATACAGTGAGGTTTAGAAATTGTTTGGGATTTGATGGATTAACAGCCGCAAACTTTGAATTAGCTACAGGATATGCTATAACTAAACTAACAGATGACACATACACTATTACTATTGCCGCAGAATCAACTGCAGGATCGGTTACTGGAGGTGGTGTGTTTGCTACAGTTGGACCAGTTACTTTGGAGGCTTAGATGAGCTTTACATTTGCACAGTTAAAGACAGCAATACAGGATTATACTGACAACACAGAAACATCCTTTGTAAGTCACTTGTCTGATTTTATCAAAGCAGCAGAAGA